GAACTCCGAGTTCAATGATGGCGTATTTAAGCCACTTGCGTCTGACGTTGATACACTGGACGGATTGAACATCCACGGCGCGTTAATGGATGAGATTCACCAATGGCGAAACGGGCGGGCACTGTTCGACATTATTGCGGACGGAACGGCGGCGAGAGAGCAGCCCTTAATCCTTGAGACATCTACAGCCGGCACCATCCGAGAGGACTTCTACGACGAAAAGTACGAATACTGCAAGCAGGTAATCGACGGTTACGGCGTAGAGGGCGGATACAAGGACGAGCGCTTTATTGCGTTTGTATACGAGATCGACAGCCGTGAGGAATGGACGGACGAGAAAAACTGGAGAAAGGCTAATCCAGGCCTCGGCACAATCAAAAACTTGCAAACATTGCGGGAGAAGGTTGAGCGCGCAAAGAAAAACCCATCGCTGGTAAAGAATCTACTTTGCAAAGAGTTCAACATCCGCGAAACATCATCGGACGCCTGGATGCCGTTTGAATCTTGTGTGAATGAAACAGTAGTGCCTAAAGAGTTTTTGAAACACTCTTATGCAATTGGGGGTTGCGACCTTTCCAGCACGACTGACTTGACTTGCGCGTCATTGCTTATCAAAAAGCCAAACGATGAAAAATTCTACGTCTTGCAGCAATACTTTCTGCCTCAATCCAGGGTGGATATGGTTGAGCAATCAAACGCAAGAGAAGCGCCTTACAAACTGTGGGCTGAGCAAGGCTGGCTGACTATCTGCGAAGGTGCTTCCGTAGATTATCACCAAGTTACGCAATGGTACGCTGATATGGTCGAAAAGCACGATATTAGGCCATTATGGATAGCTTACGACCGGGCGCTTGCGGGTTATTGGCAACAGGAAATGATTGAATACGGATTTGATATGGTCAAGATACCCCAAGGTCCGTTTGTTTGGTCGTATCCAATGAAACGTCTTGGCGGATTGCTGGAAGAGCACAAGATTATTTATAACAATAATCCGGTTCTCCGCTGGTGTCTGCTGAACACTGGCGTTAAAACTCTGAACCGTGACGGGATACAGACAATACAACCTGTCAAGACATCATCCACAAAGAGAATTGACGGCATGGTGTCATTGCTAAACGCTTTTGTTGGCTACTGCGAAAGAGAAGACGAGTACCTAAATTATGTGAGGTGAAAAGATTGGACATTAGAGGCGCGTTTAAGGCCCTATTTTCGGGGGCAAAGCCGTCACGAGAGGCGGCGACGTGGCGCGAAGTTGGCAGTTATATGTCCCATTTCGCACCTTACAACTCAAACCTGTACGCCAACGAGGTGTGCCGGGCTTGCATCCGCACATTATCGGAACACACGAGCAAAGCAAACCCGAAAGTGCTCGGCGGGTATGAAAAACTCGCCCGGATGATGCAGTTTAGGCCGAATTTGTACATGAACGGCAAGGAGTTTCTCAACAAGGTTAGGAATCTATACGAAATCAACAACACGGTCTTTATTTATATCAACCGGGATGACAGGGGCAATGTTTTGTCACTCTACCCGATGCCGTCCTGCCCGGCTGAGGCTGTGGAGAGCGGCGGCAGGCTTTATATCAGGTTTCAACTGGCGGGGGGAAAACTCACGGCGGCATGGGATGATTTGGCGGTCATCCGCAAGGATTACAACAGTTCGGATATTTTTGGAGATTCAAATACCGCGATTGCAACAAGCCTTGAACTGCTTGACACGACTTCGCAGGGAATGGCGAACGCAATCAAAAGCACAGCGAATCTGCGGGGCATTCTAAAAAGCACCAAGGCGATGCTGTCTGACGATGATGTGAAGAAACAGCGGGACAGGTTCGTGACGGATTACATGGCCATGACCAATACGAGCGGTATAGCCATGACGGACGCAACCTTGACATTTACACCGATCCAGTTGCAGCCGGCGATGGCCAATTACAAAAGCGTCGAAGATTTGCGGATGAATATCTATCGTTACTTCGGCGTATCGGAAGAGGCGATCCTGGGCAAGCTGCACGGCGACGCGTGGGAAGCGTTCTACGATGCGTCAATCGAGCCATTCCTGATTGCGCTGGGGCAGGAGTTGACCTACAAAATTTTCACCGAACGGGAGCGGGGTTTCGGCAATGAAATCATTTTTGAATCGAACCGGCTTCAATATCTGAGCATGACTCAAAAACTTGAGATGGTGCAGTACATCGACCGGGGAATCATGGTGCCGAACGAACTGAGGGCCATTTTGAATCTTGCGCCGATCGATGGCGGCGACATTCCTATCCGCAGACTCGATACGGCGCCCACAGATCAAGTCGCTGACAGCCAAAAGGACAAGAAGGAGGATGAACCGGATGATAACGAAGGACAGGCAGTATCGGACGTTTGAAATTCGCGCCGAGCCTGACGGTCTAACTGTAGAAGGCTATGCGGCTGTGTTCGATAAGCCTGAGGTCATGTATGAAATCGAAGGCAACGAATACAAAGAAGTGGTTGACCGAAAATCGTTCAATTCCGCACAGATGAGCGATGTGGTGATGAATTTTAATCACGGCGGCAAGCCTGTGGCGCGAACAAAGAACGGCACACTCAATCTGACTGTGGATGATTTTGGCTTGAAGGTTCGCGCTGACTTATCTTCCTCACGGGAGAGCCGCGAACTGTTTGAGGAAATCAAAGCCGGGCTAATCGACAAGATGAGTTTCGCGTTCACGGTGAACGAGGAATCGTACGACAAGGCAACACGCACACGGCGTATCACGGGAATCAAACGGCTCTACGATGTAGCAGCTGTGGACATTCCTGCATACGATAGTACATCAATCACGGCGCGATCATTCTTTGAGGCGGAGGCTGAGAGGGAGCGGGCGGAGGCTCGGAAAGCGCTGGAACTGGCGAAAGCCAAGTACAACTTTTTAGAGGTGAAATAAATGGACTTAAAAGAGATGAACCTCCAGCAGGTGGAGGAAAGACTGACCGCGCTCGACATCGAGGTGCGGTCTTTTACTGAGGTGGCAGATGTGGAAAAAGCCACTGAGGAAAAGAAGGGCTTGCTTGAGCGCAAGGCCGAACTGGTTGACCTGGAGCAGCGCAAAAAGACCGCGCTGGAACTGAACGATGGCAAAGCGCCCGAAAAAATCATTGAGGCAAGGAAGGAAGAAAAGAAAATGGAAATTGAGAAGATGCTGGATCATTCCAGCGAGGAATACCGCAACGCATGGCTGAAGAATCTGCAGGGCAAGGAACTGAACGAGGTTGAAAAGCGCGCGCTGACCGGCGGAACTTCCGCGCTGCCCGAAGCGACCGCGAACAAGGTCGTCGAGATCCTGGTGGACACCGTCCCGCTGCTGAACGAAATCGAACTGTTCAGGATGCCCGGGTCCATCAACATCGCTGTGGAGGTCACCGCACCTGGCGCGACCCGTGAAGCCGCTGGCGGAACCGTGACCGAGTCCACCGCTGTGCTGCGTCAGGTGACCCTGGCCGGATACAACATTGAGGATTGGCTGACCCGCAAACTGGCCGACGCCATCGGCAACAAGATCGAGGACTTCATCGTCAACGGTGACGGCTCGGGCGATCCCAAGGGCATCGAAAAGTATGTCACGACCTGGGACATCGGCGACGGCACCGGAGTGGCATGGACCGGCTCCTCTGGCGCTGCCCTGGCTGTGATCGACCTGGACGCTGCGATTGGCCTGCTGCCCGCGAAGTACGACCGTGACAGCAAGTTCGTCATGAGCAAAAAGACCTTCTACACCAACGTGGTGAACCTGACCGACGTGAACAACCTGCCTGTTGTCGAGCGCGACGGCCGCAACTTCTACGTCAGGGGCTACCCGGTCGTGTTCTCCAACTACGTCACCGCCGGCACCATCTTCTTCGGAGACTTCAAGCGCGGCATGGTCGGTAACCTGTCCAGCGACATCAAGGTGGAGAAGCAGCGCAACCTGGCCGTCAACGCCTGGGACTTCCTGGGGTGGGGCGTGTTTGACTGTGCGCCCGCTGCTGCCGGCTGCATCGTCAAGGTCGCTGCCGGCATCCAGTCTTAAGGAGGTAGCATAATGGGACGCTATCCTGGGAAAGCAACGTGCGACGTATCCGGCCTGCTCCTGGACGAGTTGAGGCCGGTACTCGCCCTGAACCTCACCGCCGCAGAAGCGGCTGACCTGGACGTGGATGGGCTGCTGGTTTGCCCAGCCGCCCCAGGCGAGGAAAATCAGCTTCACGCCGTCGGCAGCGGCTGACGCGGGGAACATCCTGGTGGCTGGCACAGACATCGACGACAACCCCATCACCGACACGGTGGCGACCAGCACGACCGCCGCGGTTTACAGT